TTCTCATTGTTGTACCAATCTCCAGAAGGTATCCCCGGCATTATCTATCATGTGTCTTAAGTGATCTGCATCTTGCCAATCTTCAACGCTGGTAATTCCAACCAGTTCGTTCGTATGAATCCTGCAACCAGAAAGAACGGCTTCCATAACTGCGCGACATTCTGATTCAAACGCTAACGGCAGGTGAACAAACCATTCACACCTAGCCATTGCATCTAGAACTTCATCACGCGACACGTTGCTAAGTGACTTGAATTGGTAGCCTGCTTGCGCTGCCCAAATCTCTGCTTTGAGTTTTCCTTTAAGTGGATGTTCACGCGCTGCCCACAACGCAAACGGTTGCTTGTCCATGTGGTCATAACACTTAGACGTATCAAAGTAGCTTAGAACTTGCGCGGTCTTGCGTGGTTTACTCCAAGCCAATTCCCTGCGCATATGCGCTGGCGTATGCGTAACAAATAAACGACTGCCACGAATCAAAGCGTTAAGCCCTGCGCGTGGTGTTTGTAAATGATGCACAAAGACAAACGGCTCAAACTCACTTAGTCGGTTCAGCTGCTGATCTGTGAACACATCTGTTCCAGTTACAACGACAGAATCGAATTGGTGTATCTCGTGTGTATCAAATGTTTCAGGTGTGACAATTTGTATATCAAAACCCAATGGTGCTTGAAGTCGGTATTCATAGTCTGACATTTCCGCTCCACCTGCGAACTGCCCTGTGAATAGCCCTGACACGCTCTCAGACGAACGTAGAGCCACGTTAGGGTCATTCTCTATGTGATGTGTATACCAACCTATTTTCACGCCGTAGGCCGTTCTGTGCCTTTTGCCCCAATGACCTTTAGTGCAGGTTTCCAGAAGTCGTTGAATACCGTATCTGCGTTATACGCCTTTGCAAAATCCTGCGCCTTTTGTGAGCGACCCCTGCCACGCTGATAAGCCTGTTCTAGCGCATCCACAATGCCGGGAACGCTAGGCATATGAAACCAACTAGATTGCGGTGCATCCCATAACGGCTGACCTTCAATTAACCAACCATCACCCACAAGTTCAGTTGAAGCTGCAAAGTCGGAAACGATTACTGGAGTTCCGCAGGCTTGCGCTTCAATAGTTGGAACTCCAAACCCTTCTCCGTAGCTGGTGGCAAGCAATACATCCATCGCGGTATAAAGCGTTGCAAGTGTCGGTTGGTCTATTCCTGTTCTAAGTAGGTAAGGATCAACAAACGAATACTGGTGTTCTTTTATTCCAACTGAACTAATAAGTTCTTGCAACTTGATGCCACCTAATGAACCGTTTGAATCTGTGTGTAGATAAAGAACAACGTCATCGTGCATCTGCGCAAACATTGAGAACGCAAGAATGTTTTCACCAAATGCTTTGCGGTTAGGTGATACGCCTTTGTTAGCCGCGTTCATTCCAACAATAAATACATCTTCACTAGCACCGATGAAATCTCTGCCTGTTGTTCCCTTGTGTCGTTTCATTGGCTTGAATGCAGATTCAATTGCGTGTGGAATGTATAGCGATTCAATGCCTACGTTTTCCAACATGGCTTGCCCGTACTGACTCATTGCAATAGGTGTAACAAAGTCTTGTCTGCACCATGCTGCAACTTGTGGCGGTGCAGGGATGTGATCTATTGGAACCCAACTTGCCACGTTCCAGTCTGACCAACGCTTACCCTTTAGAACCCAAGTATCGTACAAAGTAAACAGGATGTGATTCTGTTTAGGATTGCGTTGAGTCCAGTCAAACATATGCGCAGGGATTACATCGTTTGAATACATATCTGCGCCACGCTGATAAACGGGTATGCCGTTCCAGTCGGTGTTGCTGCCTTCAAGTCCGTAGTTGTTAAAAATCGCTACGTTGTGACCCATTGCTTTCATACGACTAGTGACTTGCGCCGTTTGCATTCCGTAGCCTGTGTTAGCCCAAGGCGCGTTAGATACCCAACCAATACATAAAGAATCCTGCACAGATAATCCTTTGTTCGCAGTTAGTAGAAACTTATCTTAAAACTTGCCATAACAAAAGCAGAACCCCACCAAGCCTGCGCTCCCGGTGGGGTTCTACGTTTAGTGTGTTAGGACTAGCTGGCTCCGCCAACAAAGTACTTAACATGGCTGGTCTGAATTAGGTTGCCGTCTACGCGCATTGTGGCGCGGAAGGTAACCAAGTCATTCTGGAATGCGAAATCGTCTGAACGATCTAAACGCAATCCACCAACTTGACGTACAAAGTAACTTGGGAGGTTACCGAAGATGACCGACTTAGCAGAAGTTGCTGGATCAGCCATTGCTGGGTTTTCGTAAACTTCGTAACCAAGAACTAGGTCACGCTTGTCACCGGATAGTGCTGGTGAGAATACATAGTTTCCTGCGGTGTCCTTCAACTTACGAACTGCGGCGATAGCCTTTGCATTCATCTGGAAACCAGTTCCAGCTAACTGACGGCCTGCTGTATCAACGCTGTAAACCAAGTCAATTAGGTTGTCTGCGGTGAATGCACCAGATACGCCAGTTCCACCAGTTACACCTGAACCGGCAGTTGTAACGATGCCGTTTGGCTGTACCGTTCCAGTTCCAGTTGTTAGTGCGCCATTGACTGCGAAGCCAATTGCATTACCAGTTTGTGTTGCAAGGAATCCAAGAATATCCACGCCTGAATCTTCAACCATTTCGCGGCTGATTTGAGTTAGGAATGAATACTTGTATGCACCAAGTGTCTTGAATGCGTTGAATGTTGGATCACTTTCACCAATAGCAGCAGCTTCAGAAGAAACAGTTCCAGTTGAGTATGCACTCAATGAAGGAATCTGAAGGTTCTCGCCACCTGCGGTATTGATAATTGTTGATGTTTCAAGCATCGGGCCAACCTTACGAGCAAGAAGAATTACCTGATCGTAGAAAGATGTTGGAACTGGTGCGCCAGTAGATGACTTAAGAACATCGCGCTTCTCGAACGAGTGGGAACGAATCTCACCACGAGCTAGGGAACGGATTAGTTCAGCTTCGTCAATTGCAGGTACTGCAACGGCTGGCTTAACTTGTGCTTCAAAACCCTTCATGGCTTCAGCGGCACGTTCTTCACGTTCTGCTTGAGCGTTCATGGTTTCGATTACTGCTGAACGCTGATCAAGGTCTGCCATGATGCGGTCATAGGTTTGGTTTTCTTCGCCGGATAGATCGCGCTTTTCAGCTGCTGCTGAATCGAGAAGAGCCTTAGCTTCTTCCCAAGCCTTTGCACGAGCTTCCGCTTGCTGACGGATGTAGTCAGACATAGTTACTCCTAAAGTGTTTGGATTCTGTGTGAGTCTTACATTTTCTGCGTGGCTCCACACAGTTACGCAACGGCGGCTCCGCACAATGCTTATCTAATTATGGCACAAAAAAGTTAGACCTTCACGCTTCCCCACATGAAGGTCTAACTATTAGAAATTTTAGAACGCTTTGAGCATTAGGTCAAGTTGTTTGCGCTTGATCTCTAGCAGGTCAAAGTTTGCTGGTTGGTCTGCGCGTAACTTGGAAACAACTTCGCTAATTAAATCTGCGTGTTCTGCTTCTAAAGTTTCGCCTGCTTCTAGTTTTAAGATGGCATCGCTCAAGGCATCTACATCTACGGCAGTTCTTTGCGCCAGAATGTCTAACGAACGAACGCTTGCAGTTGTCGCTTCGTAAGCAGGGAATCCAGTAACAATAGAAACTTCGTGAAGTCTTACCTGATTCAGTTCACGAGTTGCGCCGTCTGAACTCCATGAGTCACCCTTTGGTGGAACGCTGAAACCAAACGACATTGAAGAAACATCGCCACGTTGCATAAGCACCGATAGATCGCGCCCGGCTTGTGTGTCTGGCAGTTGTGCCTGCGCTAGTAATCCGCGTGAATCCTCTGACAGTTGCAAAGTTCCAGAACGGGTTGAACCTAGAACAACGTCTGTATTGTGATTCATAAATAGTTTGATTTCGTTGCGCGACTTTAACGAACGCTTGAACGCACCTTCTTTGATGACTTCAGTAAACGGCAACGGTTCACTAGGGGAATTGAATACGGCTGCGTATCCTGTGAAACTCATTCCATCGCTGGATGCTTCACCTGCACGAACGTCAAACTCAACGGTATTAACGCGGCGTTCTACTGTGGTTGTCATTTGTTGCCTTTCGTCATTGTTTAAGTTTAACGCTATTGTGCGCCACTTCTCGTTTTGTAAATCGTTCGTTGTTCGTTCTTCAGCGCGGATACGATCAACCACGCCTTGCGCATAATCTTGAACCCGTTGCGCCTGTCGCTTAGATGGGCCTGATCCCCAAAGTAAGTGAGGAACAACGCCTGCACTTGGATAGTTGTCAGAATTAGGATTAGCATCTGGCGAATCTAAATCAACTAAATGTCGTGCGATCCACGCGGCTATTGCAATCCACTTGTCATCTGAAACTTGTCCATCTGCCATAAGTCGCGCATCTCGAATTGTTTTCTCAACTAAGCCATCGCCACCTAATCCGTCTGCGTAGTATTGCAAACCACGTCTAGCCGCAGCTCTCATGTAAGCAGGTGCATCTTGATTTATTGCGCGTGAGTTTTCTTCATCTGCATTGTTTTGATCTGTTGGAACATCTGGCACATCTGTTACATCTAGCGCGGTAATTCCTAGCTCACGATAAACCGCGCGATTAGCAGGGTTGTTATCTATCGCCAGAATGACGTTGTATTCCTTCAGTAATGATTCAGCCGTTGCTTTCTTGAACGCTGGTGTATCTGCGGTGCTTCCGGGGTTCATAAACAAACGGTCATAATCCACGCCTAACGAATCAAGTTCCGCTTGTGTTTCAGCGCGTGTTGAATCGTTGCGACCTGTAACAATAAAGATTTTAGTATCTTGCATATCGTCTATGTAGGCGTAGGTTTTTTCAATTAAGCGACCACCTGAAATAAGTGTTCCGTCAATGTCTACGATTACGGCTAATGGGCCTGACTCAATACGTTCACCGCCCGGCTCCATATCTTCAGCTAGTGAAACTGCAACCATCTGATCTATTGCGGCTTGCTTATTCATGTGGCAACCAATAACT